CTGCTACGGCTCTATGTATCAAGTGCTTCAGTATGCTGTAATCGTAATCGGATTTCCACAATTCATTTCCGTTCTGACGTCTAATTTTTTCATCTATCGTTTCCATTTCAATCAAATTAACTACGCCCAACAATTGCTAAAATCAAAACCGCTGGACGTGTACGGTTCTAATTTGATATGTCTGTTCTTGCGGTTCAGCTTTTAGCAGCAACGTTGGGCGTAATTACTGGTCAACCCTAACCGCCATTACTTCAACTTTATGATAATCTTTTTCATACCTCTTTTTACCCTTGGCAATTGCTTGTTGCAAAGTTTCTCCTTCGTAAATGGAGCGAAATACAGTCATTGGAGCAAATGCTTTATTTGGGGTAAAAAAGCACCTATAATCAATCTCAATGTCAATTTCTGCGTTAGGGTCTTCAATCTCAATCTCGGTGTTTAATGGTACTGGGTTCATCTCATTTCAATTAACTACGCCCAACAAAACCTAAAACCAAAAGCGAGGGCGAGTTTCGCTTTCAATTCGTATGTATTCAGTTCGCTTCTGGTTTTAGCCAAACCGTTATGTACAAGCGCTAAAAAGGTCTGTGTTTTTCCGTTCGGCTGTGCATATAGTGTCATTGTGGTGTCCTCCATGCGCAACCAAAAGAATTTCCTCCATAATAAAGCCTCTTGTTTTTCCTATTCCTTGAGAGTTCCATCCAAAGCAAAGTACAATCCCGTTTGGCTTCACAATTCTGGCAATTTCCTTTTTCATATTACTCCAAAAAGAAGCCTGTGTAGTTTCCATGTTCACAGTCTTACCAAGTTTTTTATAGCATTCGCTTACCTGTCTTGGGCTATATGGTGGATCAAACAATACAAGGTCAAGGCTATTGCTTTCAAATTGCTTTAGGAACTCGATTGCATCCATATTGTATTCAGTACCCATATCAGGGTCAAGGTCGTTCAAAAACTTGGCAATCCTGTTTCGGTTTGCAAAAGGGTCAGCGCTTTCTAAATTGCCAGAATTGTATCGCTGAATAAACTTCTTAATCGGCTTTATTTCAAACGTGTTTCCGTTAGGCATTGCCCACTCTCTTTTCAATATCATATTTTCTAAATTCTTTTGGTTGCTTAGGTTCGTGCTATGCGCCAGTACATAACAACACCTATACGTCAGCTTCCTATCGTCAGCCGAACGCATAGCCAAACCGTTAGCTGCAATGGCTACTTATTCCTACATAAGCCAGCACAGCTACATATTGTAATGTTATCTCCATAACAAAACTCTTCCCCTTCGCTCCAAATATGTTGCACCTTTCCAGCATCCCATCTAACATCATCTCCCTTTTTATGTGCGGTGTATTCATGCCAATGATGCCTTTCTAATCTTCCAATAAAAGTTCCGTCATTGTCGCAAAACATAACTCTCCACCAAGTATTAGAATATCCATAATCAGTAGAAAGGCGCAACATAACCAACGCTCCACTTGAAAAACCGCCACAGTCAGCTAACAAAGTGTATAATTCAGGCTTTGTAGTGCTGTCCGATACTTTAGTTTCTTTAATCATCTTTTTTCTTTATTTAAAGGTTAGGGGTTTTATCCCGCCCGAAATCATACACAAAACGTAGGAGAAAATCGCCTACGGTCGAACGCTCACAAAAAGTAAAATGATTAGTAGTTTCCATCTAAATAAACAATCACTTTAGGGTAATCAAGTTTCACTTCTTTTACTTCGAATTTATCAGTATGTGTAATGGTACTTTTAGCAATGGCGGTTGCATCACGTTTAGATAGTGCCGCAATTATTAAGCAATTTCCAACAGGCCACATACCTTCAAATTCTACTTCATATATTTTCATCATTTTACAATTTGTTTTACTCGTTCTCGATTTTCTCCTACGATTCGCGGATATGCACCACGAATACCATTTACCCAGTTGAACTTAATCTCCAGTTTGGGTGCTTATCTAAAGTTATTGTTGTCATACAATTTTACTAATAAATTAACTTAGAATCATTCTAAATTACAGTTTTGTAATTAGCACCGTTCTTTACCAACCTGAACCCCAAGCACTCCACAATAGCTTTCAGGTCTTGCTTAGTGGCTGGGTCGTAGTCAATATCATTGCCAATAGTTCTAACCCCATGAAGTACAGTTGCATGGTCGAACGCTCTTTCCAAGCAGGTCTTTTGCCCAATCTTTGAGAGCGACCATTTAACGTTTGATTCGCCAGTTCTACACAACCACCAAAGAATGTGTCTAGCGCGTTTAATCTCCGTCAACCTGGAGCGTTTGCCCGTTATCTTTTCGGGTTCGATGCAAAAGTAATCAGCTATCACTTTGACGTATGTTTTGAATTTCTCTTCGCTACTGTTGATAGCCGTTGCGTAGTTGATTAAGTCTTTGTGATTTTCAATTAACCGTTGTCTGAATTGGTCAACGAGTAGTTCAATTGCGTTTAGTTCTTGTTCTGTCAGTTTCATTTGTTCTTGTTTTCTGTCCATTTCAGTAGTTTTTACTCGTTAAATCCGTTGCTTTTCTCATGTCGTTACCTTTCACGCCTATCATGTTGCACATTTCGTACAACCTTGATTCAATCCTTGCGCCATACTTACTAGCTATCAAATCAGCATTCAAGTTAGTAGTTATAAACGTTAAATGCCCTTTGTTCACGTATTCTAAATGCCTCTTTGTTAGTGATTCAATACCAACGTTTATATCTGAGCCGTAAACCTTAATGGTCGTATGCTCCTCACCTAAATCGTCAATCCCTAACATCTTAGCGTTTAACGCTTGTTCAAGTTTGTACTTCTCGTTGTTCACTTGGTCGGCTATCATATACACGCGCTCCATCTCCCAACCAGTATAAATCAAGAATCTGAATCTAACCATGTATCCGAGCAACATTGACATTGCTTTTAGTATTACCGTTTTGCCCGTTCCAGTTGAACCCATAAAGATAATTCCCTTGTTCAAGTCTCCTTTGAATTTCTCAGAGCCAATGCAGTAATGAACTATTTGGTCTGTAAGATTCGGGTCTTTATCAATCCAATCAGTCACTATTGATTTACTGATTTGAATGTACGCCTGTTTGCAATGGTCAAAATCAAATTCATTTTTGCCTCTAAGGATAAATTTATCCGATTTGCCTAATGATTGTATGTAGTGCTGGATGTGGTTCATGGATACTGAATGTTTGAAAAGTCTTTTGGTATGTCTGTTTTTCCTGTCTCTTTATCGCGGCTCATTGGTAGGTCTTCATCTAACCATGTACGGTCTTTAAGGTACTTCAAAGGAGACTTTCTGAATTTAACATCAGGAGTAGCCGCAACGTATTTAGGAACGTGGGCTATTATCTTATCAATTTCAGGTTCGTCTATGTTCAACCATTCTCTTTGACATGGCACTAAATCTACTTTCTTATTGTAAGCCATCCAAAAAATATCGAAATCGCTTACTTTATTAATATCAGTTAAATTATCATCTTCATCTTCATTTTCAGTATGGTTATTTGTAGGTTTTACATTAGGTAAACCACTAGGTTTTACACTTGCTTTTGGTCTACCTCCTTTTGAACCATTCTTTCTTCTTGATTCAGCAAATTTTGCACGTTTCTCAATCTCCTCTTCTAATCTCTTATTAAACCACTTTCCATTTTCATCAACGCTAAACTTATCTTTTAGGTTATCAGAAACGTTACCTACCAAAAAGCTAATGGTTTTTTCGTCTATCCTTCCTGTCTGATGCATTACAGCAAGAATTGTAATGTATTGCCCCCTTTCTTCCATAGTCATTGTTAACGTTCCTGTTATCCAATCTTGAGCGTAAAATAAAAATGCTGGGTCTTTTGCCATTGTTAATTAGTTAAAAACGGGGAGGTGCGGCAACACCCTACGCATAGGCTCTGAACACGCACTAAGGTAGTTTTATCCCCTTGTAAGAAATCTTTTTTCATGTTTCAGATTATTAGAATCGCTATTTTGCCGTAGCGATGCACGAAGATACAAATTATTTATTAACCGCCAACTAAGCTAAACAACATGATACGATTGTTTAGCAGGACGTTGGCTAACCCTTCCTGTACTTTCTAACCTTAACACTTTCACCGAAGCGATTAGTAACTTTCATCCATTCTTTTTGAATCGGATAACCCTCCGCAATTAATTCAGATATACGACTGGCTAACTTCATCGTCCCTACTTCATTGAACGCTTCCAATGGATTGAGCGACCTACCATCGTCAAGTATGGTCTTAATTCTATTACGCTGATTCTCTGTGTGGTTCATCTCTATTTGTTTTAGTTGTTTCAAATTCATGATTGCGTAGTTTGTCAAAGTAAAACATGAACGACCTATCTTTGCAATCCAATAACTCTTTAGCTTTCTTAACGTGGTGGTTTAAGCTGGTTCTATGCTTTCCAAACGCCTTTGCTAAACCGTAGAATATCTGCGGGTTAAATTCGTTAATAGCGTAGGCGAAGTAATAGATAGCCCTTCGTTTCTCAACCTCCACTATATCGCGTGAAGCGTTGGTTGTTTCGTTGTTGTCGTAGTCTAGTAAGTCACAACAAGTATCCACTAACTCTTTGAGTTTGATTTGTTGGAGGTGGTTAAACTCTTTCGTACAATTGACCGCTTTCATCACGTTAATCAGTTGGTACATTCTATCGCTATCAGCATCGAATTGTTTAGCCTGGAATACGAGGCAATCAATTATCTCTTTTCGTTCTTGTTCTGTCATAGGACTTTTTTGTCGTTAGCATTAGCCAATAGTTATAATCAATACCAGTCACCTCCGTTACTTTCAACAAGACGCTTTCTGGTTGGCATATAAGTTTGCGTATAACTACTCCAAAAATCTATTCCTTCACCTTCAAACATTTCTGTTTCATAATCAGGGTCGCAATCTCGGAAGTAATCTTCTCTAGTACTTATTTCAAGGTGTTCAGCTTTTTCTAATTTTGAGTGGTCTATTGGCTGTATAAATTCAATTATCAAAGTTCTTTCATCTGAGTGATAGCCTTTATCAATCTTTTTGGTAACGACCCTGAAATCTAGTCCAGCCGTCAAACCTTCGTGTATTGATTGAATAGATTTTTGAGCAGAGTAACTATCTCTGTCTTGCCATTTTGTATGATGAACAACAGCGTCTTTACATAGTTGTATTAATTCACTTCTTTCCATTTAATTAAGTTTTGTGCAGTGGTACAGATTATAACAATGCGTATGTTCCATATTCCACTGCGTTACATACGGAACATACGCTCAACGTTAATCTCTTTCTTCCAAAGTGTCCCACTCTCTATAACTCGCGGCTTCTTGATTATTCGTGTAGTCCTGCTCTAAAACTAAATCCGCAATCTCTTGTAAAGTTTGGTTGTTTGAATTGTGGTAAAAGTCAACTAAAGATATTCCTTCAATGTCTTCAATCTCAACTTGATTGTCAAAAACATTAGCGTCAATTTTCAGTTCGTACCCATGCCATTTGATTGTGTAAGTGTTCATTTTCTTAGTGTGTTATTAATTCGATTACAATAATACTAAACGCTTTTCACATATCAACAAGAAATGTTGAAAACATCTTTATTTATAATGATTCTAAATAATACTCAATGAACTCTGAGCCTTTTGGAACGTCTACTTTCTCAACTGTCAGCTTGTAGATTTGCCTATCATTGAAACCGTACTTTTTCTGAAGACAATCAACGAAAGGTTTGACGGGGTTGTCAATGTCAGCGTTTTTACTGGATAGCCCAAAACGCAAAAAGAGGCTTAGTTTGCCCCTTTCTACGTCCATTGGTTTAAGTGTTAGCAAGACTTCTTTTTCGTAGTCTTTATACGCTTTTGTTTTGAACCGCTTGCCTTGCCAAACCTGGTTAACGGATAATGGTTTAATGTTGACTATCAAAATGGAGGCTCATCAAAGTCGGGCAATTCGTCTTTTCCTTGTTTTGGTTGTGTTGATTGTTCACCAGCTTCAATTCTCCACGCCTGTAAGTTAACGTAATACTTTCCGTTATACTCATTCCCCCTTAGATTATACGACACGGCTACAGTATCTCCGACATTGTACTTGTCCAAGATAGCACACTTGTCTTTTACAAACTCCAGCTTAATGTCTTGGGGGTAAGTTTCGTCAGTAGTTACTACGAACTCACGCTTTTGGAATCCTGAATCAAACGTTTGTGTCGATTCGATTACCTTGATTGCACCTTTTACTTCGCTCATTTTACTTATTTAGAATTGTTGTTAATACTGCTTTGATTACGCATACGAAATAGAACGCGTACACTTTAAATGTCGTTTTCATTGTTCTAGTTTAAAGGTTTCTTGCAATGCTCAATAAAAGCATCCATCTTGTTGTCGTAATAGTTTTGAAAGGTACTAAATCCCTTTGGTTCTTGCTTCCAGTTTAGAAATAAAACAGACCTCAAAGTTTGTGATTTAGACTTTTGATTTGGTATATCTTCAATGCCGAATTTGCTTTCTAGCAGAAGATTTATCTCATCGTCATCAAGACCTTTCGGATTGATTCCAAGCGTTACCAATTCGTTTTGAAGGTCGAGCAATTGCGCCGCATCTGTTCCTTTTAGTTCTTGGGTACTAAATGCTATTTTGATTGTTCTGTCTTTTCTCGTAGCAACGCTTTCAACTTGCGCTTTCAATGTGATTAGCTTGCTCATTTGTAGTTTGCTCTTATTTCATCTTCACGCATTGACCTACTCTTTAGCGATTCAATTACTGATTTGTGACGCTCAGACCATTCTTTATCCTTTTCATAGATAGGCCTGAAGTTAGGTTGGTCGATTCGTTTTACTTTCATCTGTTCGCGTAAGTGCGAAGGTATGTCCAAGTAAAGCCGTTCATCCATTTCGGCTATTATCTGAATCTCTCTAAGGTCGTGGAATAGTTCTTTGCTCATTTTCAATTAGTTAGATAGGACAAATTTGTCGTATTCTTTAGCCATTGTTGTGTGCAAGTGCTACATTAGTGCATTTAATAAACATTTGTAGGAACTTGACCATAATTAAATATTTTGCCGACCCGCTTTTAAAATTCGGTCATAAATAATAATACTACCACTAACAGCGACATTAAAGCTATTTTTATCAAATGGTATTTTAATTATACGGTCGCATTTATCCATGTATTTTTCTGGAATACCTGTATCTTCAGCGCCTAAAATATATACTGCTCTTTGAGGGTGCTTAAATGTAGTTATGTTTTCAGCCCTATCATCAAGCTCCACACCAATAACTTCTGTATCCCTTGGTATTGCTTTCATAAATGTTTCAAAGTCATCATACTCTCTTAATGGTATGTGCTTTGGCGTGTTCATAGTATCTGTTCTGTGTTTCTTTGGGTATCTTGCACCAATTGTAAAAATACCATTTGCCCCCATTATGTTTGCACTTCTCCAAAGTGTCCCAAGGTTATCATTATTTTTACCTTGAATTATACCAATTTCAAAAAATCCTCTAATATTTGCCATCTCTAAAATATTTAATTATTACTTCTGTTCATTTAATTAACTATTTAGCAATTTGTCCGCACCAGACACACAACAAGCGGTATAGTGCAGTTTGCCATTAAGGTCTGTGGTAAGGCGAAAATGTCTGCAAGGCAAACCGACACCATACCGCCAGCCGTTAAAACGCAATTATTTTAGCTGCAACGTTGAATCAAACAACCTCGCTTAGTGCTTGAATCTTCTCTTTCAAACTATTCTCAACCGCTTCTGAGATGTTGAACTTTGCTTTCGCTTGCTCAATAGTTCCTTTTCCTTCAGAAACAGCCTTAACAATCTTCATGTATATTTCGTCACCATCTGAAACAATCAAGCGTTCAGACTTTGGAACGGGTGCAGATTTTGCAACAGTTGATGTTTGATGTTTAACTGGTGTACTTTGACCACCAACCATAATATAGTCTCCAACGTTTTCACCGTTTAAAATCCTTTGAGCGATTTCGTTCAACGCCTTTTCGTGATTTCTACTAAGATATTTTGTTTCACCTTCAATCTGAATCATTGGGTATTCGTACAAATCACGACCTAAACCCCATTGAACGGCTGCTCTTTTCATACTGTCAGAGAATCCGCCTTTTGTAGATTCGATATTTGTTTCATCAGCACCATCGTACTTTGTAACCCATTGACCATCGCTCCAAACAGATATACCACACTTGACACCTTTTCCGCGCCATTCTACAAATTCATTTTTCCAACCTAAAGCCCCGAACTCTTCGTCAAATCTTTCCATTACACAACGGTTTGTTAAATAAGGAACTACGGTTGTTTTACCGTTTTTTACACTTTGAACCCTCCATTGTATTTCATGTGGGTTTATTCTAGCTGTTAGTTTTTCTAGTTTCATCGTTCTGTTTTAAAAAGGTGAGTTAAATGCGCTGATTGCCATCTTGAATTGAATCCACTCTTTGACTAGTTCGTCCTCTAATAGCCCTGCCAATTCAGCATAGCGTTTCGAGTTGTCAAATTGCTCTTTGGTTTTACTGTTAATGATTTTTCTGATTACCCTGGATTTTATCGGGTCGGTGCTTAGTGCTGATGCTTTCATTTTTCGTTGTTTAAGATACCTAATTCTGTTAACATTTCAACCGCTTTATTGAAGATTTTTACCTTGTCAATAGGCTTTGATTCGCCTACTTGATTACGAACTAACTTGTGAGTATTACCGTTTGCGTCCTTTCGTTCACCGCTTCTATAAACAGTCAAAGCATCGTACACGGTTGAGTATGGTTGTCGTTTTCGTTTGGTTGACACCTTCTCGGCTACTTGCTTTATAAAGTTACGCGGGAACAATGGTTTGATTTTGTCTAAGTTCTCTTGATTGTATTGCATGATGTATTATTAATTCGGTTACAATAATACAACGGAAAGGAACACCCCCGACATTTGAGGTTAATTTAGAATGATTCTAAATAATAGTAATTGAATTATTGTAATTTTGGTGCAACGATTTTGATAAAGAGAGTGGATGGAACTATTTGGTTTATTACAAAAATAACCTACGTCCACCAACTCCAAAATCTTTACTTCGCTTTAACTGGAGAAGAACTTAATCTAAGACAATGAAAAGATACCAAGTAAGACGTTGGGATAAACGCAACACTCTAAGGTTTCATAAGTACGCTACTCCGTTTATCTTCATGATGTGGATGGTGGTACTAGGGATGTTTTATAGCGTGGTGTTTGTTTAGAATTGTGTAAATTTGTAAACTAAAGAATTAGTTGAAACAAGGAAGACCAAAAGAAGACCTATCTTCATTGCCTGAAAAATGGTATGATGAAGTTTTATCTCTTTACGAAGATGGCGCGTCTGACGTTGAAATAAAGGCGTTAATATATTCATGGCGCGGTTCTTTTTCCAATGACCTATGGGATAGATGGATGAAAGAAGAGCCTATTTTTTCGGAAACCATAAAAATGGGAAGGGTACTTTCAGAAGCGTGGTGGTGTAAAAAGGGGCGAACTGGATTAGTAAACCAATATCAAGGAGATAGCTTTAATTCGACCCTTTGGTATATGAACATGAAAAACAGATTTGGTTGGGCTGACAAAACCCAAACAGATATTACAACGGGCAATAAGCCGTTCATACTAAAGTTAAATGGAACTAAGCCCGAAACAAAGTGAGGCATTTGAGTTAGCCACTTCGGGCGAAAAGGACATTATACTATACGGAGGTGCTATCAGAGGCGGTAAAACAGTTTGGCTTCTTACAACATTTTGTTATCTAGCAAGTGAGTATCCTGGTTCAAGATGGGTAATAGTTCGTGAATCATTACCCACATTAAAACGAACCACTTTAGTATCATTTCAGGCGTTACTTTCTGAGGGGCTTTCAAATTACGTAAGAGACTTTAATCGGGATACATTCACGGTTACATTCAAGAACGATAGCCAAATAATATTCATGGCTGAGTCGTTTGATACCGACAAAGAGTTAAACAGATTTAGAGGTCTTGAAATCAACGGTGCTGGTGCTGAAGAAATAAACGAACTCCAAGAAGCAACGTTTAATAAGCTTATTGAAAGAACAGGCACTTGGTTAAAAGCTGGTGATGTTCCTAGCGTTATTCTTGCAACGTGTAACCCTACACACAATTGGGTTAAGGCTAAGTTTTACGACCGATGGAAGAACGGAACACTACCTGAAAAATGGGCGTACATTCAAGCAAAGATTACAGATAACCCATTCATACCCAAAAGCTATTTAGATGGCTTAAAGGCTAACATGATGCCTTTAGACTATCAAAGGTTCGTTGAAGGGGATTGGGAGGTAATAGAAATAAGCAATCAATTCGCGTATGAATGGTCTGATGAACATCACATCAAGCCGTGTATCCATCGGGATGACAAGCAGTTGATAATATCAATGGACTTCAACATTGAGCCATTCGGGTTTATTTACTCTCACGTTTGGCAAGATGCTGACGGTTGGCATTGTCATATATTCATGGAAGAAACTATCAAGGATGGTTCGATAATAAAGGCAGTCAACTCAATACGTTCTAAGTTTACTCAGAACCTTTGGAACTGCATTATAACGGGAGATTACAACGGAAACAAGAAAGAGATTAGTCAAAATGACCACGCTTCTAACTTTGAGCAGATACGTAGGGAATTAAGGTTGAAGCATAGTCAGATACAGACAACGCCCAACCCAAAGCATGTTAATAGCCGCAATGACCTGAACTACATGCTTTATCATTCTAGGGGTAATGTGTTTGATATTGACTTCAGGATTGACCCAAAGTGTGAGAATACCATTAGGGATATGCGTTTTGTTGAGGCTGATGGTACTGGTTCTATTATCAAGAGCAATCGAAAGGACATACATCAATTAGCCGACCATTTAGATTGCGTCAGATATTTGGTTAATCACACGTATGCGCAACAATATTTGAAGTATAGGCAAAAGATGTATATTTGACAACGTTCTGGCTATGATGCGTTGCACAACTGACCTCAATCGAAGAAAAAACAGAGTTTTTATTTTTTAGGGAGGGATTTTTTAAGTGAAATGAAATTGTAACTAATATGGCACTGGAAGAAATAAAAGTTTACAGACACAGATGTTCAGACCCGAACTCAATGGTGTTTGATATTAAAGAAGAAGTAACTCTTTTGGGTGAGTTTTTAAGTAAGTCAGAAACAGGATGTGACTTTGAAACGTCAGTTGGTTTATTGATAAGGATTAGTGAAAAACGTCCTTTTATAAGGCAAATGAAGGTTAATATGGCGTGGTTTACGTCTAATCATATTTATACATTCAAATGAAAAAGCACGAACTAATAAATATGCTACTCGACAAACAGATTGAGGAAGCGGGAGGTTTAGATAATTACTCAATTGAAGAACGGGATGCTTTTGTTCGTGGGTGTGATAGCATTTATGAAATGATTGACGGGCACAAGACGATAGACGGAACTATGAAGTGGCTTCAAAGACGTATTCCAGAATTGAAGGATGAAGGAAAGTTGTTTTTTGTGAAACTTGCCTTTGAGTATCAGTCATTAGATTATGAAGAAATAATTGAAACTCTAAGATATTCTGCTGCTGTTGCAACAGCAAAAGCCATAACTAAAGACAATAACAATGATGGATTGAGCCGCTAACCCAACTGCGTATGCAGATGTGCGGTGGGAAAAAATAAAAACGGGCAATGAAGCACAGACCTATCTACGAAGAACGACAGCAATGCATACATAGGCGATGTTGGTGTTAACGAAGTGGCGTTTTAATGAACACCAACGGCTCGCTATGAAACGCGCGTTTAGCGTGTTGTATAGCGTTGGTTGTCATTGTAGTAACTAAAAAAATAGTTTTGTAACTAAAAAAATAGTTGTACTTTAGCGGCATGAACATCGTTTTAGCCGCATTTGGCAAAAGAGGTTATTTTTATTCAGCGTACAATCTAGCTTTTTCTATAAAGCACTACGATAAAGACGCTAAAATCCTACTCATTCACGATAAAGGCATTAATGCGCTACCTCCGCATGAGGCTGACATATTTGATATTAAAGTCGAAATTGACGAGGCAACAACACACCCTTTAGGTTTGTTTGATGCTGGCCACGTTAAGTTGAATGTTTACAAGATAGCCACTAAGCACTTCAAAGAGTATATGTTTCTTGATGTGGATGCCATCGTTTTAAAGTCTATTAAGCCGTGGTATAAAGACGCTCAGGATAGCGGCAAAGAGTTTGTGACAGATGTTCGTGGTATAGGTGGTATCAATGACGTTATAAACTATTCTGTTTGGGCTTCAAATGAGAATATTTGGGAGCAGTTTGAATTAGATGAAGACGCTAAGTATCCAGCCATTCAATCTTCATGGCACTTTGCCAAAAAGACAAAGGGCAATACCGCAATGTTCAACGATGCTATCAAGTTGAATAGAACAACATTCACAGACCGTTCAACATTACTGATAAAGTGGGGTAAATGCTTACCCGATGAACTTATAATCGGTGGTGCTTTGGCTCGTAGAGACTTTGATGCTTCGTTTGATTATGAGCCTATATTCTTTCCAAACAGGCACTTACCACTAAGCGAATTAAAAGAGCGTTACTACGTTCTTTCAATGTTCGGAAATGGTAGAGGTGCTGCAACGATGGTTAAGGTAGATTTCAAAGAGTTCTATGACCGTTACATGATACGAATGTTCAAGGATAATGGTATGAACCTGAAGTACAAGAACAGTTCAATAATGAGAGACAAAATGATTAACTAATGATTGAAAAGGTAGAAATAGTATTCCAGGAAACTGGCAAGCGAAAAAAGGTTCTTGTCAGTTGGCTGTTGTCTCAGGCTGGACAATGGGCTTTTGAGGCTAACCCGTTCATAGTTCAAGACAACAACCTAGCCGATAAAATCAAGGGTCAAACGTTTAATGGAAGACCCGTTAAAGAGTTGTTGATTGCAAGGTTTAACTATCTAAAGACCGTATTGAATGAAACCGTTGAAGACGTACACTTTGATAATACCACCGAAGACGAAACCGAAACTGAGACAAATCAAGGGGATGAATTGATTTCAGACCTTATTGATATTGAGAACATTCAAGCGATGGATAACATTGAAGATGTTAAGTCGTTCTTAGATTCAAAGGGAGTTAAATACGACAAACGAAAGAAGTCAATCGAATACTTTAAGGAACTAGCACTAAAAACAATTAACTGATGAATATAGAATTAAAAGACGTACTCGGATATACTGGCATTGAACTAGGTGAAGATGCAACCCCCGACACATTTAAAAAATCATTTGATGAGGTGTTTATCCGTAAAGACCAAGCACTTGAATTAGACGATATTAAAACGCCTATTGTTGGTGAAACCACTAGGAAGTTCGCAACCGAACTTAAAAGGGCGGCAAAAGAATCTGGTCTTGAATTAAGCGAAGATGAAACGAAACTACCAGTTAGTGATTTGGCTCGTGCTATATTGGCTAAGAAAGATGAAGTATATACTTCTAAGATTCAAGAACTAGAAACAACATCAAAGAAGCCGTCAGAAGCATTTGAAGCACTACAAACAAAGTATTCTCAGCTTGAAACCAAATTCAACGACATTGATACGATGAAGAATGATTTGGCGGCTAAGTTGACTGAGAAAGATAAAGAGTTTGAGCAGTTTCAACACAATTTCAAGCTAGGAGAAGCAACCAAAGATATTTGGGGCAAAGTAAATTCTAATCTAAGCGAAACGGCTTCAGAACTAGAAAGACGGGGGTTTGTATCTGCTATGAATGAAAGCTACAAGATTCAGTTAGACGGGGATATTCCTGTAATCACTACAAAGGAAGGTTCAAGGATTCCAAACCCAAATAAACATGGTGAGTTCTTGTCACCAGCCGATGTGCTACTTCAGGAGGCTGAAAAGTTGAAAATAAGAAAGGTTACAGATACAAGCAAAGTAAAGCCACATCAGCAACCACCACAACTGCCTACTAACAATCCTGAAGGTGTTAGAACCAGCCGATTAATCCGTCATAAATGATTCATCTTACAAAGGAACAAGAGGCTAATCTTACTGCAAACGCAAAGGCAATGATTGAGGCTAAGAAAGCTGTTGAGGCTAATTTGAACAACCTTATTAAAGAGGCTCAGAAGATTGGATATATTGTTAGTCCTAAGACGGGAGAGGTAAGAAAATCATTGATTATTACGTAACTTTGTACCATGAGTATTTGTAGCCCTTGCACTAAGACAATTCCGATAGTTTACTGTTCAGATTCAATCTATATCGGTGATTGGATAGCTGGTTCAGGCGTTGATGTTCAAGTATGGTGGATGAACACGGCTAGCGGTAGGGTTGGAAACGCTGAAACAACCACCACAACAGACGGTAAGATAAGCGTTGATATTACTGGAAAAATGGAAGGTGCTTCTTATGAAGTATGGGTAAATGAGGATACTGGTAAAATGATGGTCAAAGACGCGTTCTATCTACCAGGGACAACAACATCAGTAGATTGCGTTACGGTTGAGTTTCAACGCGCTTACGGTGGTTCTGATTCATTAACAGTTACTGAAAGCACACTATCAACGGAATGATTGTAATACTTCTTTCTGCATTGTCAATAATCGGGCTACATCATAGCGTTGATTTATTGCTTTACTCATTTACTGGTAAAGACCTTAGTGTTTATTGGGATATTCTAGATGCTTATGGTAGTAAGTGGAGAAACGTCTTAAAGCCTATTATATTTTGTGTCTATTGCATGCCTAGTGTTTGGGGTACTATCTTTTACTTTTGGTGGTCTTTCATTTACGGTGGCGGTGTTATTGGTTGGATACCGTCAATACTTGCGATGGCTGCTCTGATTCATATACTTGAAAGGGTTAAAAATGCGCTTGATTAAGATACCTTTCACGTTCTATTTTAAGGAACATTCTAACGTTGATTATGATGCTCTTGGCATTCCAACTCCTGAAGAAAGTGATGAAGAGATGCAAGTGCATGACGCGTACTTAAACCCTGACATAATAAACTACATAGAGCCTCATATAATGGGAGAAGGTAGTTACGTGTCCATCGGAGAAGAAAAGAGTTGGCACACACCATTGTCTGTTGACGAGGTGGCAAAATTGATAAATGAAGCGGATACTATTTAAACTACTTTCTAAGGTATCAAAGCAAACCATTGATGAGTATATAGCTCAAAGATGGTCTAAGCCATTGGACTTTAAAGAATTGAATCTTGCTTTTGTTGACACTAACGGCAAGGCTTGGTATGAGTTTCCTGATGGTTTAGGCAACCCAATGAAACGCATGGCGGCTAATCTCCAAGCCTATGAGTATCTAACGGCTAGAATGTCCCCTGATATGTTTGATGCTGCATGTGAAGACATTAACAAGGCTTTAGCGCATGGTAAGGTTGTTGAGGCTGGCGCAATCCTTACGCGGCTTAAAACGCTCAAAGATGAGGTTATTCCAGTTGACGTATTGATTAACCTTATAGCTACTGATTTAGTTCGAGAGGATGAAAACCCAAAGGACAACAACGCGAGCATACATCAAGAGAAGTGCGACTATCTGAAAGCTGCAATTGAAAGGGGTGATAGCTTTTTTTTTCGGTTAGCCGTTGTGAAAGACCTATCAAGTCGGTTCAAGATTTCCAACGAATCATGGACGGTTATCTTAAAAGGATTTCAAGAAGCGGTAAAGGCGGCAAAGGAAGAAAGGGATATACTTCTTTCGATGAACTCCAAAAAGGAATAAGTACTAACGCGTACACGTTCAATAAGTTTGTACGTAATGTAATGGCAGAAAGTCACGCTCAATATGTTGAGTTGATGTCTTTATCTGCTAAAGAATTCTTGTTTGAATTGCTTATCTTTGTAGAACGCGCTGAGAAGGCGCGAAACGAGCGCGATAAAAGGGCGGCTAAATAACCCTAAACATTCTGTGATATGGAATGGCTACTGATAAAATCGTTGCTGAATACACCGTAAAGGTTGACGAGGCTTTAAAGAATCTTGATAAGTTAGCTAATAAGGTTAATAAGATTGATGACGAGCGCAAGAAAACGCAAGCTGGATTCAAAGATATGTCCAGTTCGCTGGCTTCGTCATTCTCTAAGGTTGGCGCGGCTATTGGCATTGCATTCGGAACACAACAGATTGTTGATTTTGGTAAAGAGGCTGTTAAATTAGCGGCAAAGGCAGAAGGTGTTGAGCGTGCATTTAAGCGTATAGGCTCACAAGGATTATTAAACGACCTACGTGCTGCAACTAGAGGCACTGTAAGTGATTTACAGTTGATGCAAAGGGCTGTTCAGGCTTCAAACTTCAAGTTGCCATTAGAACAATTAGCTGGACTTTTAAAGTTTGCAAGTGCTAGAGCGCGTGAAACGGGTGAAGACGTTGATTATTTGGTTAACTCGATTGTATTGGGTATCGGACGTAAATCTCCATTGATACTTGACAACTTAGGTATTAGTGCGGTTGAACTTAGGGAAAGATTAAAGGGTGTAGGTGTTGAGGCTACTAGTGTGGCTGACATTGCGAAGATAGTTGGGGATATTGCGTCTGAGGAGTTGGAAAAGATGGGCGACCAAGCCGACACATCTGCTGACAAAATTGCTCAGATAGGGGTTGCTTTCGAGAATATGCAAGTAAAGGCTGGAAAGGCAATTAATGATGTAGCCAATCAATTAGTTAAGTTAGGTGAAAAACAAGGTATAATTGAATCAGATACGCCATTTAGAAAGCAAATAGAACTAACTATGGAGTATGCCACAGCGGTTAGAAATGCGGCAACTGAAATAAAAAAAGATAGGGAAAGTGAAATAAGGGCATTAGAACAAGTAAATGACAAGGATGCTGCTATTCAGAAACTAAAAGAGGACAGAATAAACCTCCTAAAAGGATTAGAAACTGAACTTGCAAAGATAACGTCAACGGAGACTAGAAAAGCGGAGAATTTAAAGTTGTTGTTTGCCGAAAAAGCACTTGAAAACGCTGTTGGTCTTGATGTTTTTCAAAGAGGGGCTGCTAAGGAGAGAATAAAAGAGGCTAAAGAAGAAATAAAAGCCAACGTAATTAAAGAGGGAGTTTTGAACTCTCAAATATCGGCTCTAATTAAAATATTAGGACTACAAAAGGATATAAGTGGTGAAGAGACAACTGAATCGGTTAGGTCAATAGAGCTTCTTAATAAACAGCTTTCTGACCTAAAGAAAGAACTTGCCAACGCTGAGGTTGGTTCTTCGTCATTCTTTAGGATTCTTGACCAAGTAACAAAGAAAACAAAAGAGCTAAATGATGCCATTGCACTAACCAAATTAGATGACGCTTTAAAGGTTGATACAGAAGATTCAATTGAGGCTTTTGGGCAAGTCATAAGTGCTAGTGATAGTCTAAATGCAACGGTTACTGATATTTTTGGCGGTGCTGGTTCTGCTATGGTTGAGGCTTATTGGGATACGTTCTTACAAAACTCTTTAGATGCTTTAGAGACAACCGAGGAAAGAACTAAAAGGTTGATGGAGTTAGAAGAACTCAGAAGACAAGACAATAGGGACTTTTTCGAGACAACGCTAACAGCATGGCAGTCACTTACAAATACTGTTGCCACGCTTGTAGAGGCTCAATATCAAAGACAGTTCAATGCACTAGACCAATCTTTGAAAAAAGAACAAATAACTAGGGAACAGTACGATAAAAGGAAGTCGCAATTAGGAAGGGAACAAGCTAAGAAGCAAAAAGAATTTGCAATTGTTCAAGCCGTTATTAATACGGCTCTTGGTGTTACAAATGCTTTCGCAACTGCGCCTAATATTATACTCGGTGCTGTTTTGGCTGCTGTTGTTGCGGCTGCTGGTGCTGCTGAAATAGCAACCATATCAAGCCAACCATTACCGCAATTTGCAGAGGGTGGCTGGGTTGATTCTAAAGGTCTTATTCATGGTCGTTCGCACCGTCAAGGCGGTGTTAAAATAGAGGCTGAAGGTAACGAGTACATAACCAAAGGAAAGTACGCTAAACCAAATGCTGACATATTGGAGGCAATTAATACTGGTAATTGGGAACGCTACAAAATGGAGAACATCATAACCCCAGCTATTGAGCAAGTGTTGTCTGGTGGATTTGAAAATATGGGTGCATCGTACATGCTGCAAAACAACTTTAACGATAGGAATATACTAAGGGGGTTAGATAGAAATAGACAATCTGAAAAAGACGGGTTTATTTATTTAGGCGATAGAATGGAAAGGGCTTTATTATCACGTTCAAACGATAGATATGCTTAGTACTTATTTAGATGGAACTTTGTATGAGAATCCGATAGGCTTAAAAGACTTATCAGAAAGGATATACTTCAATGCTGAGTTGTCAATGTACCTGAATAAATTAGAGGGTGATGTTATCTTTGTTGGCGATGGGTACAACTATCTAAGGTCTTCTTTCAATAGCAATACATGCTCATTGATTGAGGTGTTGATTACCGATTCAAACGGGCTGAGTTATGATGGTGTAATATTTGCAAATGACATTAAGTGGAATTTGAGTAAAAGATTGGCTGAATGTAAAATTGTATCGGATAAGTACATTCAATCAATAGACAACAACAAAGGAATAAAGGTTCAACTTGGAGTTGCTTTAGCTAAAGACCTTGAATCAATACAGTCAACGACAACAACCGTAACGCTTCCTGATGTTACTGGAACAACAGACGTATCAAGAGTTGGGTTTAGGGTCTTTGATGTTTTTTCTGAGTTGGTTTCTTTTATGACAAACGATGAACTGACATTTGTTTCGGATTACTTCGACCCGTCAAATGGTGGTGAAGCTTCTTATGACGTTATAATGACAGGAGAAGAGGTTAGATTAGGCGCGAATGATACTACGCCACTACTAAGCTATACTGACTTTTTCAATGACATGAACAAGCTACATAATTTAGCTGGTGTTATTGAAGGTGATAACTTTAGAATTGAACCAAAAGAATACTTTAGACAATCAGGAACATCAACAACCATCGAGAATATTAACGATGTTCAGCAAGAAAGCAATAGAGAGCAGTTTTATGCCTCTATTAAAATGGGGTCTTCTAAGGTTGCTGACGGGTTTGCTTATTTGATTAGACTTAGCTATAATGGGTTTCAGAAAGAACAGTTTTTTCTTAGTGGCAATTGCAACCTTGATAATGAGTTAGACCTCCAGTTGCAAACACTTATAACCGATACCAATATCATTCAAGACATACAACCAGTTAGTCAGGGCGGAACGAATAACTCTGATTATGATGATGACATAGTTATCATTCATTGTAAGGTTGGTGATATTGCTGTTGTTACTATAAGTCCATTAAGTACAGACTATTTCTATAATGAATATTACACAAATAGATATGTTTCTGAGCGTTGGGCTTCAACATATCCATTTTCAATACTTCAATTATTAGAGACTGAAAACCCACTATTAAGAGCAACTTTAACGGCTGACCAAACACTATCAACAAGTCCTAATCAAACTAATTTTAGTCCAGACAACGATTCGATTTTACCAAACTTTGATAGTGGTAATGATTACCAAATAGGGTCAATTCTTGTTACTCCTATATTTTCTGAAAACATAGGTTATTTTGAAGCACCTTCTGATATGGTTGTCACTTTTTCTGTTGACTTTCATATAACGGGGGCTTATTGGAAAACTACTATTTGGCATGTTGATTCAAGTGGTGAGGTTCAAACGCCATCAACATTGATAGATATAAATCCGTTTGTATCAATCACCAACCAATACTCGTTTTTCAATTATAGAAATGTTGTTGGTGGAACTACTCTTTACATGCCATCAGGTACTAGAATGTATGTTAGAATTGATATGTCTTCAGATGGTGTTGTACATAGCGGAGGTGTTTTAGAAGCTATACAAACTGGCGCTTATGGTGGGGTTTATAAGGTTATAAATGAGAATGACGCATTTATATCAAGAACGTCTTTTAAGTACCCGTCAGACGTTGAATCGTGGGCAAGTATAAAAGCTGAACCATTTAAAAGAGTTAATGGAACTTTTAACGGGGGCTTACTTAGTGGATACCCGATAGACATAACAAGAAACATTACAACGGGTGCGGCTGATTTTAAACTATATCAAAGAAAAGGAGAAGTAAATGGCTGAAATACTACCAAATCAACCTATAATGTTTGACCAATCTGCTGACTGTTGGTTAGAAGATAGCGGTCTAAATGTATTGGCTGAATACGGAGATATTACCCAATTCCAAATGAAGCT